TTAGAATTAAATGGTCTATTGCCTGGGAAGATAGATACGTTATTAGAGGCTAATAATGTATTGGTTTCAAGAGGATTGTATCAGGCTGGAGTGATGAAGAGAGGGAGGAAGAAGTTGATTAGAGGTAGGCAGTTAGAGAATTATAGATTAGAAGGGGTTGATGTTAAGTTTGGTAATGAAGGTAGGAGAGAGTATGATGTAGCACATAATAGTAATAGTGTAATACCTGCGCCGGACTCAAATGGGTTAGGTGATGGTACTAGCAATGTGCTATCTCAGGAGGAGTTAGATAAGATAGTATCATTGCATAGGAAGATGGATGCAGATAGAGTTACAAAGGAGGCTAAGGATAGTGTTGCTCATATAGAGTTTGATGAGAATGATATGGCTATAGTGCAAAGTACTGGTAATAATGATTATACGGAGAAGGATAGGTTAAAAGATGAAGATGAGCAGGCTAGGGAGAGGAGTAAGAGGTTGTTGAAGGAAGCTAAAGATATTGTTAAGAAAGGTGATGATAGGATAGCTAGGCTAGACGATGAACAGTTTGAAGAGAAGGAGAGGAAGAGATTGGAGAGGGAGAAGAGAGAAAAAGATGCTTTTGATAACTTTGATACGAGTAGTTTAAGTCCAATGGATTAAGGGAGTTAAATGATTTAATTGTCTAAATGGACCGAGCGCAAGTTCGATGCTGGTATTGATATTGGTATTGGTATTGGTACTAGTACTGATGCTAGTATTAATAATACTGTCCAACAATAGAATTGTCACAACTGTAATTGCAATCTATAACCCATTTAACCCTTGACAAGTGGACAAAATTGTGGTATTATGTAGGGGATTGTGGGAAAGTGAATTAAATCATTTAACTCACTAATTAACCAACCTTAACAAAGGGAGATCTAAAATGATTGTTTATGACAAGAACTACCGACCAAAGCTTAAAGACGCTAGAATGCTTGAAAAGACTGTGCCGTTCTCAAAATGTATCTCAAAGTTTAAATTACCTAAAAACCCTACATTCTATCAGCAGATGGTATTAGAATGGTTTATGAAATGGAATTAGAGGAGGTCTAGTGAACTCTACACCTAATTATAAACTACCATGCCTTCCAACTCCACAGGAGTATTTGAGAGGGAAAAGACAAACTATCCTAAATCGTTATGTGAAGATGAGTAAGAAGGCTATTGTCCTAGAATATAAGTTTCATACTATGCTAGGACTGGCTAAAGACCTTAAATTAAAGTATGAAGAGATTGACTATCAACTTGCTGAAATTGATGGTAGGTTGAAAAGGGAAGAGAAGGCTAAGGCTAGAACCAAGGTTAAGGCTAAGATCAATATTAATAAAGAGACTAGCATTGGCTTAACATCAGACCAAATTGCAAGGATTGCAAGTGTTCTTAATATCGAGATAGGAGGTAACTAAATGAAAGAACTTTTAACTCTAGCATTTATTTTCATCTTAACAGGTGTCATACTCGGTTATTCCTGGCGTATGTATCATGAGAGGTTAGATCAATTAGAGCCGACTCCATCTTGGTATGAAGAGAAGATCAAATCTTACATCCCACCAGGGTATGATAGTGTTGAAGATGAAGTGTATGAAAGAGATAATGAATAAGCGTGATTAAATGTACACAAAATTACGTTGACTTTTGTAACAACTACTGTTACAATAATATCATTGGGCGATGTGCCCGGATTAAACCACAACTTTAGGAGGTTAGCAAGATGAAAGATTTTAGTATCACAGCAAAGGTCCCAGAAAAGAAAGATGCAAAGACTGGTAAAGTTCTAAACAAGGCTATGGAAGCAACCGTAGTTGTCCAGATGCCTGATGCCATGGAAGAGGCCGAGAAAGTATTTGGTGCAGATGCATGTCTCTCTAATATGGCTGCAAACTGGCGTGTTACACTTCAGGGTAACATTAGAGCAGCCCTGCGTAAAGGTGAAGCGCCGGACGCTATTGCTAAAAGGCTTGCCGAAGCCAAGATGGGCGTAGCTTCAACAGGTGGATCTATTGATCCTCAGGCTGCATTCATTGCTAAGTTTAAACTTGCCACTCCTGAAGGCCAGGCAAAGATGATTGAGGAACTCAAGCTCGCTGCAGGTGAGTAATTCATTCATTAGTTAAGAGCGCCCTAGACTCTTTCGCTACCTGTCTAGGGCGCTTTTCTTGGTCTTAAATTTGTACATTTTGGTAGACAAATAAGACAATTAAATCATTTAATTCACTATAAAGGAATTATAAAGATGAAAAAGTTATATAATATAGGTATGTCAAAAGAACTTACTTCAGATAGAATATCAAAGTTAGCTTACAATCTACGTGAGATATCAGAAAGGTCAGTCAAGATTGAAATAAGTCAATGGGCACATGGGCATCGTAATAAAGTTAGTCCTATTGAATATATGATATTTTTCGTACCTGGGATTGATAGTGAACCATACACACAAAAGTACTTCAGTTCATGGCCTGAGGTGATTGAGTTTTATTTTAAGTTTAAAGTAGAACTTAAAAAATGAACTGGCAAAGATGGAAAGGGATAATGAAGTGTTATCCTTTTGAGGAAAAGCGCCTAGCAAAGTGGGAACCTCCTTATATTATACAACCTAAGTATGATGGAGATAGGTGTAAAGCTTATCCATTATTAACTAGTCCTGACACCTTCATGTATCGTGCTAAGCCTAAAGTTAACTATCTATTTCTTACATCTGAAGAAAATCCTTACTTCTCCATTCCTCATATTAAGAAGACTCTATCTGACTCTGAACTAGATCTAATCCTAGACGGCGAACTCTACTCTCACCACTTAAACCTTGAAGGCGGCCATGAGCTTATTCATTCTATCGCCTCACGTACAGTAAATCTTCATCCTAGACATACCGAGATTAAATACTACATCTTTGACGTTGAAACTGACGAACCCAACTGTATACGGCTCAAGACTCTTAACAAGATTAAGGAGCTAAACTTACCTAACATTGAAGTTGCTCCTTACTGGATATGTGAGACATTAGATGATATAAAGAAGGTATATGACAAGTTGATAAAACAAGGCTATGAAGGTATTATAATTCGTCACTTCTTAAATTCATATGAGAAGAAACGATCTACATTTGTAATGAAATTTAAGCCTAAACGTAAAGATACTTATACTATAATAGGGTGGAATGAGGAAGTTTCTAAAGACGGGATTCCAAAAGGTAGGATCGGCTCCTTAATAATGTCTTCACAAAAAGATGACACTTTTGCTGTGTCTGCTGGACTTAACGATCAGAGCCGAAGTGAACTATGGTCTAAGCGAGACTCACTACCTGGCTTACAGGCCATAGTCCACTATCAACACTTAACCAATAAAAAGATACCAAAAGGCTGCTTTGACATAAAAGTCCACGGTATCGAAGGAGATTAAAATGAGTGAGTTTGCTGATATGGCTATAGATGAAATGTGGGCAGCAGAAGGGAATAGACAAGATTACAGAATGGGTTTTATCTCTGAAGAAGAAGCATATGAAATGGGTATCTTAGATGAGTATTGTACTGAACTATCAGATCCAAGATATACTAAAAAAACTTATTCAGGCCCTGGAAAATGTCCTAAATGTAAAGGGCCTACAACTTTAAAAACAGGTAAGTATGGGGATTTCTATGGATGTTCTAAATTCCCTAAATGTAATGGAAGTAGAAACAAATAAAGGAGATTAAAATGACAGGTAAAGAAACCATCGAGCTGTTTCAATCTTACATTAACCCAGCTATAGCAAACAAGATCCAGGTTCAAGCGGCCGAAGCCCAGATGAAAATCCATGACATGCACTCTCGTGCCATAGCTTGCCACTGTGAATGTATGGGAATGGAGGTTGAAAATTCCTTTGCTATGGTAGAGGGTAAAAGACCACTTTATAGAAATAAGGAATTTAGTAAAGTGTTAATCAAGTGGGGTTTGGTAGATGAATCTAATAAGCCTATAATCTAAGGCAATTAAAAAATTTAATTGACTAATAAAAGGAGCTAAAATGATTGACATTATATATGGTATAAGTGGAATACTTATAGGTTTAATTATAAATATTATGATAATACTACCATTAATTCATTAAGGAGGAACCATGAAAGAATTTTACATTGCAGGTGTGCAGTTCCACAAGTCTGCAATCGTTCAAGATAGACTAAAACAAGGTATGGAGCTCCTCATACGTCCAGAGCCTAACAACAAATATGATCCTAACGCTGTTGCCCTAATCTTCAATAATGAAGGTAAGGAAGACGATGTTATGATGGGCTATGTGCCAGCAAAGATTTCTGGTGAAGTTACTGCCATATTGCTAACTACCGATAACGTTAAGTGTATCTTGACTGAAGTTAATCTCAACGCAAAAACTTGGGAGCGGTTTAAGGTTAAGATAGTGGAGAATGAAGATGAGTAAAAAAATCTACTGCGCTAAATGTGGTAAGGAACTACACTTTGCCTTAAAAGCGCTTCCTAAACAACAACTGACTGTCACTGTAGTAGAACCTCATAAATGTTCTAAGGACACTGCAAAGAATCCTTATAAAGACTCTAACGAGGAACTATTACTAAAGCCCAAAAGGGACGTTAAGGAAATTAATAAGATGTTTGAGGACTTTGAGTTTTCTAAAGAACTAGGCGGGAAGGACTCTATTCCTACTACTACCATCTTCGATGATAATTCTGGAGACAAACGGTCAAAGGATATAATTAGAGAAGATAACACAGAGGTAAATTCTCTAGCTCCGCCTGGCATACTTAACGGAGTGAAAAGTTCACCTAATTCAGTACCTGAAAATGAATTGAAGGAGTAGACAACCAATGGCTAAAGTCTACATTATTAATAAATCTGCACANAACTTTAGCGCTACTAAAAAGTTTGGTAAGGCTATCTATTTATCTGAAGGTCTGATGAATAGATATGCCACTACCAATATTCACAGGCAGTTTAACCATAAGTTAAAAAATAGTAAACCTGAGGATTATATAGTCTTATGTTCTCTAAATGTTATGAATGCTATTGCCTGTAGTATATTTGTAGCAAAGCACAGAACACTTAACTTACTCCTATATAAAAAGGGAGGGTATGTAGAAAGGAACTTATTGATATGAAACTATCAAAAAGAGTCTTAACTAAATGGAGGAAAGAAGCCTTGAAGGAAAACGCTGAACTGTATGCCAAGCAACCTATAACTCCAAAGGTAGCTGCATTAATTGTTCAGAGTGACCGTATCCTTCTAATGACTCAAGAATTAATAGATCAATATCTATTAGAGGAGAAATAAAGATGCAAGAATATAAAGGTAAGCCAGTAGAATATCTAGGCGATGGTGTATATGCTCTATATGATGGATTAAGTATATGGCTCCATGCTAATGATCATATAAACCCGACTGATAGAGTATATCTTGAGCCTTCAGTATTAAGAGCACTTAATAGATTTGCTGTTGATGCACCTAAATGGGCTGAAGATAGAAGACATCAAGGGATAAAGAAAGGACATAAAGAAAGTTACGGTGATCAAGATGGTTAAAAAATTTAATGGACTAGATAGAAAGATAAAAGTTTTATCTATGATATCAGAATATATGAAGAATGATGCTATCTCATTTGATGGTAAGCCATTTAATGGAAGAACTGTAGGTGAATATTTTGGGTGTCAAGGAGCAGCTATATCAGTATTATCTAATATTATAAAGGAGGTACTAGAAGATGCAAATACCTGAACACCCAACCTGGTCTATCATAGACTCCTCCAAACTCTCCTGTGCTCAAGACTGTTGGAGACAATACTTCTATCAATACATTCTAGGCTGGCGTCCTGATAAACCTGAGCATGATTTATACTTTGGAAACGCTTGGCATATAGCTCGTGAACATCAACTAATCCATGGATATGAAGATGTGCAAGGTGCTTATATGGCTTTTATTAAATTCTATAGGGAGAAGTTTTCTGAGTCTACCGATGACCTCTTCCGACCAAAAGATCCAATGGCTGTAGCTATGGCATTGACTAAATTTGCTCAAGAGCGGCCCCGTGACTTAATTGATAATAAGTTACTCTATACTGAAATCTCTGGTACGGTACCTATAGACGAATCTAGAGTCCTCCACTATCGAATGGACTCTGTCTTGGAACGAGTTGAAGATGGCAAAATATTCTCTTGGGACCATAAGTCTGCTACTGAACGATCTATGAACTATCCTTGGTGGGCAGATAACTTCTTCCTCGGCCTACAAAATGGTACTTATACTCATTGCCTCTATTGTATGTATCCTATTGAACAGGTGATAGGGATAGAATTTTGCGGAACTGCTTTTCATTACCTAACTCGGGGTTCCAAAGCACGTCCTCAAGGATATGACATCTCTTTCAAACGTGTACCTGCTTGGAAAACTCCTGATCAAATGAACGTATGGCTATGGACTGTAAATGATCTTTACAATAAGCTAGAAGATGAAATGGATAAGCTTGACTCATGCAAAGATTCTGATCCTGTCTTAATGGCATTTCCTATGAACCCTAGTGCTTGCTCTAAATATCGAGGATGTGCCTTTCATGACTATTGTATGTCTTGGGCTAATCCTCTACGTCAATGTGGAGAGCCTCCATTAGGATTTAAGCAAGAATTTTGGAACCCAGCTGAGCAAGATACTACAGTCAAAAAAGACTTAAAATGGGGAGGGAGTGGTGGGTAAAGATAAGAAACCTAAAAAGAAGAAAAAGCCTACTAAGCAAAGAGAATCTATCTCAGACTATGTAAAGAGGAGAAATAAGCAATGACTTTTATATTAATAGTATTAATATTTATAATAGGCTATGTAATAAGTTTTTTAATCGACTATGTAAAAGATTTTACATTAATAAGAGAGGAATAATCTATGGCCTATGACCCTAAAAAGGAACTAAAGCGGGTAACTGATTACTACAATCAAGACCCTCTACAAAACCGTTTCTCTGCAATAGTCTCAGGTGACACAGGGGCAGGTAAGTCCTATCTCCTCCGCTCGTGTCGTTTTCCTATTCACATAGACTCATTTGATCCTGGAGGGACTAAACCTCTACGTGACTTAATCCGTAGTGAATCTAATCCTAATGGTCAGATAGTTGCTGACACTAGATGGGAAAACGAAGATCCATTTGATCCTACTGCTTACAAACTATGGGAGCGGGAGACTGAAGTCCGCTTACGTACAAACTACTTCGACATGTTTGGGACTTATTGCTTAGATTCTCTATCAACCTTTGGTGATGCTATAATGAACTATGTATTAAAAGGTGCCGGGCGTGAAGGTGAGGTACCTATGCATCGCCGTGACTATAACCCACAAAAGACTCATGTAGTAAATAAAATAAAGCGTCTAATGGGTCTAAAATGTGATTTCTTAATAATGGCTCACTTACGTGAGTTAGAAGACTCAAAGGTAGACTCGAAAGGAAACATCCTTAAAACATATCGCTATCGTCTTAACATAACTGGGAATGCAGTAGTAACCGTCCCTTTACTATTCGATGAGCTATATGTTCTTAAAGGCAAAGGATCTCCAGTAAAGCGTGAACTGATAACTGATGCTCAAGGTACTTACATCGCCCGTTCACGTCTTAATAACTTAGGTAAGATAAAGTCTATGGTAGATCCTGATATTAAAAAGCTATTAAAATCAGCAGGCTTAAAGTGGGAGGATAAGCCTAAATTGTAACCAGACCATTAAATTTTTTAATTAACTATTTTAAAGGAGTAAATTATGTCAGAAGACACTAAAACTTACCTTATTAGACATAAGGATAATTCTGAACGAAGGATTACAGTTCCAGAATCTTGGAAGGTTACATTTGGACCTGCTGTTAAAGGAATGAGATCTGGAACTGGAGTTAATCTTAAAGTTCCCTTATGTCTTAGATTCTATGAGTCTGATACAAAACAGCGGGCTATATTTACAGATGTAGTATCATTTAGAGATACTTCTATTTTGATTGAAGAGAGGAAAGTTGAAGTCCAGGAAAAAGAGGGCTATATGGAATGTGATGGAGTTAAGAAAAAGACTACATTTCAGGCTAAATCAACTACATGGGTCAATCCAGATAATCCATCTAAAGAAATTCCACAATTACCAAGTGATGCATCTATATTTAATGTAGATGAAGATTAATAATATTTAATAAGGAGTAAAACAATGAGTTTAACTGATTACAGTGACATCGAACAAGAGATCAAAGACGCTCCCGATCCTAAGGTACTCCCTGCTGGAACGGAAGTTTATGCAAGAATCATTAACCACAACTCAGGTATATCTGAAAAGAATGAATGCAAGTGGCATAATATTACCTTCGATATTGAAGATGATCCACTTGTTATTGAGTTTAGATCATTCATGTGGGAACTTGATAAAGATCACCTTACTCCCAAGCAATTCGCCCGTGCTCTAAATGACTTTCAGAAGTTCGCCGAATGCTTTGGCCTTGACTATTCTCGGCCGTTCTCCTGGGATGATGACTTGATAGGTCTTGAAGGTTGGGTAATTCTTGGTATTCAGAAAGATGATGAATACGGAGATAGAAACTCAATTAAAAAGTATACTACCAGAAAGTAACTAACTATTTTATAGGGAAGCTATAGCCGCAGAAACGAGGGAACAGTGATAAATCAGCGGCTAGTCCCTTCTCGGCTTCCCTATAAACTTATAAAGGATTAAATATGGATAAGGTAATACAAGAAAGAAAACAAAAAAGGTGGGATAAGTACTTTCATAAAATCTGTGTATCTATATCTACTAAATCACCTTGTCTTTCTCGTCAGATTGGTGCTATCCTTGTAAGAGATTATTCTATAATCTCAACCGGATACAATGGCCCACCTAGAGGCATCCCTCACTGTGGATATGATAGAATAATGGAAGACCAAGTTATCTATCATGAACTACAATCAGTTATAAAAAACACAGATCGTATAACTATGCGTGATACTTGCCCTAGGCAATTAATTCCTAACTATGTAAGCGGTNAACGAATGGATCTATGTCCAGCTAAACATGCTGAAGAAAACTGCATATCTAATGCAGCTCGTATTGGAGTAATGACTTACGGATCTACACTTTACATGAACTGTATAATTCCTTGCGCTAAGTGCTTTGGTTTACTAATAAATGCAGGGATTAAGGAAATTGTAATAGATCAAATCAGCTACTATGACAAACATACGAAGTTTCTTCGTGACAATTCAGATATTAAAATAAGGGAGTTTAAGTTATGATTATAAAATATAAGAATAACTTCTATAAACTAATGCTAGATGAGTCTGTTAGAATAGGTACATATGAAAATGGTTATACCTGGTATTTTTATAATGATGAAGAAATAATTAATAATGTATTATACTGTGGAGAAATTATATAATGAAAAAGAAAGTATTAATTCTTGGAATAGATGGATATATTGGTTTTCCTTTAGCA